ACCCATCTGAAACTGTTTTGGTTGAGACACGCGAGCAATACTCTGCCCGCAAAAAGATTGAGAACCAAGAGCACATCGCTCTGTTGGTGGATACCGCTCAGCGCATTGGCGAACTGTACGCCAAGTGTGGCGGCTGGCCTGACAACGAGGTCACTGTGGATGTCGATATTAACAACATAGAGAACATTTGAGATGACGGATTCAAAGGCCGACTTACTCAAGCGCATTGAAGTGCTTGAGAAAGAGAACAATGAACTTGCAAATGCTAACTCTCGTTACAAAACAGATAACCACAATCTTCGAGACTTCAACAAAGAAGAAAGGCTTCGATTGGATCGTGATTATCTTGGGCCTAGCGCGGACAATTTTTTCTTCATAGAAAATATGGGAGCAGGCATTCATGGGTTCACGCATAACGAGGATGGTGAGGAGCGAAAGAATCTATTCATCATACCTTTTGTAGGTTTTTCCGAGGATGACCGTCATTTGTTGTTTGAACTGATGGATGCCCTTGCAAAATGTTATGAATCTATGCCTTGGTGGGAAGATGGCGAAGGAAGATCTTTAGGCTTGAAAGCTGTATTCACAGACACCCACTTGGGCGAGTGGCATCCCACTAAATCTCTTCCTAAACCAGCACCAGAACCAGCGCCAGAGGATAAAGATCAATGAAAGAAGATGACTTTGAAATGGAAATGGAAGGCGGCAGTGAGGATCACGAGTACGCCATGGACTTGATCAGAAACTTGGTGAAGGTCAGCAAAGAAGATCTAGAACCACGCATCCTGTTCGAGGTCATGATGGTGTATTCACTGGGCTGGAACTTAGCTCATGGTGATCATGAGCTCATGACTCAGTTGTTGCCACAAGTCGTTGAAAGCATTGAAGATGGTTCTTACACGAATGTGGCAGAAGTCATGGAGGATGAAAGGATATGTCATTAGCAACAGAGGACTCATCTAAGTTCAAAGAACGTAAGCGCGCCGTGCTGCGATGCATTTACAAATCACCAGAGGACAGTTGGGCCAAGGAGTATTGGCGCAACACCTACCGCAAACTCATGGAAGAAAGAAGAAATGGAGCTCAGGTACTATCAGCGCGAAGCCGTTGATGCGGCAGTCCATTGGTTCAACACCCAAGACACGCACCCACTCATCGTTTTACCCACTGGGGCTGGCAAGACTGTTGTCTTCGCCACCCTAATCAAGGAGATATTTGAGCGAGAGCCTGACTGCAGGATTCTGATCCTAGCTCACCGGCAAGAACTGGTCAGCCAGGCAGAAGATAAACTCAAGAAGGTATGGCCATGTGCACCATCAGGCATTCTGGCTGCGGGGTTGAATCAATACGAAGTCGATGGGCGTATCGTCATTGCCAGTCGGGACACCTTGGCAACACCAAGCAGGCTTGATACCTCTGGTGACTTTGACTACATCATCGTTGACGAGGCGCACCATGTGGCGCCAGACCCAAACACCCGGTATCGCAAGATCTTCGATCACTTTGAGTCCTCCATCTGGAGAACGCCACGCATACTGGGCGTGACCGCTACACCTTATCGCATGGGCCAAGGCTTCATATACGGCCTTGAGGAGCACTTCTTTGCGGGGGTTGCCTACCGTGTAGGTATACCTGAAATGATCCAACAAGGCTTCCTGTGCCGTCTGTCAGCCTTCAAGGTGAACGATGAGGCTGTAATTGATGCGTCAACTGCGCGGGTCAAGTTCAAAGGTGGTGACTATCGTGAGTCAGACATTGAGAAGTTGGCTATGGAAGATCAGACCATGCTGGCCATCATCGATGACTGGATTGAGAAGGCGTACACCAAAGGCCGATTGAGCACTGTGTTCTTCTGTATAACCGTGGCTCATGCCGAGAAGATGTGTTTGTACCTGCGCCAAGCTGGTGTAGAGGCTGCGGTTGTGACCGGCGAGACACCAAAGGGAGAGCGCGAAGATATCTTGGAGCGTTTTGAGGACGGCCAGATTAACGCACTATGCAATGTGTCTGTCTTGACTGAAGGTTGGGATGCGCCACGCACAGACTGCATCGCACTGCTGCGTCCCACCAAGTCGCTGGGCTTGTATGTTCAGATCTGTGGACGAGGCATGCGCACTTGGGGCGACAAGAAAGACTGCATGCTGCTGGACTATGGCGAGAACATGGATCGGCACGGCTGCATAGACACCGCCCGTCCATCGGTTCCAAGCAAAGAAGACAAAGAGAAAGAGCAGCAAACTAAGATCTGGATATGCGACTCATGCGTGGCGGTCAACGACATAGATCGTGACACATGCATTGAGTGCGGTGCCTTGAAGCCAGCACCCGTTGAGCAGCCCAAGCTGTTTGAAGAAGAAGAGAAGGATGCTGCCGCCACTAGGCAGGCGGCTCAAGGTTCTGTGTTATCAGATGAACTCGAAGACCCAGTAGAGAAACACGAGCGCATCAAGAACATCGAGTACGTTTCAGCTGAATCAAAGACATCAAAGAACGGTAATGAGTATCTCAATGTCATGTTCTCAAGTCCTGGCGACTACTGGCCACAAAACATGCCAATCATGATCGGCATGAAAGGGAAGGCTGGCATGATGGCGCAGAAGAAATGGCGGTCACTGACCAACAACCATTGGTGCCCCAGCACTATTGAGCAGGCTTTGGTTGAGGTCAACCACAACGGGGCCATGCAACACATCAAACAAATCACTGTAAGAAAAGAGGGTAAGTACTGGAATGTCGTTAGCGTCCATTTTTGATCGGATCGATGAGCAACTAGCAGAGAAAGACAACCGCTTTCGTGGGCACCTTGGATTCAGCGGGATAGGTTATGACGATGAATACAAGCAGTGGATGGGATTCCGTTGGTGCTTACCGTCTACTTTCGGCGGCAGGATGCTGCGCTTGTTTGACCTAGGCAACCGCATCGAGGATCAGGTGGTTGAGAACATACGCGATACCGACGTGATATCTATCGCCTCGCATGACAAGGACGGCAATCAGTTTCGCGCATCGTTCCTTGGCGGTCACTTCGCAGGCTCTTGTGACGGCCTCCTCAAAGGCGTATTTCCACCCCCTAGTGAAGAAGTGATTCTACTGCTGGAAGTCAAGAGCGCCAACGACAAGCGGTTCAAAGAGCTCGTGAAGCTTCAAAGCTATGAGGAATGGAGCGAAACCTATCGATGGCAGATTCATGCTTACATGGGCGCGCTTGGCCTAGAGATGTGTATGGTTGTTGTGGTTAACAAGAACACTAACGAGGTGTACGAAGAGATCATCGATTACAACCCAGACATGTGGGATAAGGCTCAAGCTAGGGCTTGGCGCATCATCACCAGTGACGCTCCCGACAAGAGCACGCGCATGTCTGAGAAGGACTGGCGCATGAAGAATGAGTCGGAGTTGTATCGCAATATCTACTTTGGTCGCCGCCTGCCGGAATCGGTCAACTGCAGGAACTGCAAGAACGTGAAGCCACTGACTGAATCAAACGGCGCCGTGTGGTTCTGCAAGCGCAAGCAGAAATCTCTGACGCTTGATGAGCAGCGAGAGGGATGCAATGACCACTTGTGGATACCAGAGCTTGTGAACGCCAACCATCTGCCGGGCAAGAGCACAGAGGATTCTGTGGCCTATCAGGTTGGGATCATGGAGTTCTACAACTCAACGTCTGAGGTGACGGGTGAGTATCACTACAGCAGCACAGAGATGCGTGAGTTATCTAAGGCAGACTTTGAGGCGGGCTTGATGATGACCGGCGAAAGCGTGAGGCGTGAGTTCCCTGGTAGCTACCTTGAGAACGTTGATGAGCGCAAGATGCCTTTCTAGGCCCACTCTCGTGGGTCTTTGATGATCAGTATCTTGAGGCCGGGGTAGAGGGCTTCGACAAGCTTCTTCTTGAGGGTGAACACTTGGGTGATGATGCCCTTGGTGTCCTCTACCACTACCTCGCCATCGCGCTTGTAACGAAAGTCCGCAACGTATGAGCAGATCTTTTTATCTTCACCCTCGACGGTGATCACGCATGGGAAGTCTACCTGCACTTCAAGGTCAGTGATCTCACCAGCTTCTTGGTAACCCTTGAGTATCTTGTACCGGGCTGCTTCGAGCTTGGAGTCAAAGACAATACCATCGTACTCAGTCTTCTTGGCGAAGTACTTGCTCTTGCCTTTTTTTGGTGCCCGTCGCGGGATCACATCAACTACCACCCATCAGTTTTTCTTCTTCCTGCTGGCGCAGGAACTGTGATGCACGATTAAACAGGGATGGTATCTGAGGCGCAACAGGTGGCGTAGCGGCTGTGCTAGGCTGTGCAGGTGCTGTTTGAGGAGCAGGTTGTGTTGCAAAGGCTTGTTGCAAAGCTTCCGCTCTAGCGGCTTGTTCTTCGGCCTGAGCTTGTGGCCTGAATGGAGCACTTTGGAACTGAGCAAGCTGCTCCCCAATCGCAGACATATCTAGTGGATTAGATAGCTTGTTTTCGTTTCCTTGCAAAGCGATGGATATAGTTTCTTTACTTGGAAAGAACGCTTTGAATCGACCTGACATGACCATGCCTAGGTTTGGTGTCTTGGCTTCTTTTAATGGCTTT